CACGTTATCGGCCAACCGCCCAAGGGTCATCAGCATCTTGGTATATTTTTTGAGTTGATCTTTCCGGGTCGGATCGCCCTGCATCTTGGTGAGATGCTCGTGCATGTTGATCCCGGAATTGTCCAAATGCCTGACCAGTTCCATCGGGTCGCCCTGGCCTTGCTGCACCTGTTGGAGATGGCCGGTAGCGGATTTCATGTGGCTCTCGAAATGAATCGGGTGATCCTGTTCCGGTGTCACGGCAAGTTTTTCGTACCCCGGAGTTCTGAACAAGTTATTCTCAATCGTCGCCAGGGCATCGTGATCGGTAGGGATACCGACTTTTTCAAACGGTTCCCAGAACCGGTCCACGTTATCCTGGTTGACCAGGGACGCGCCGACTGAGCGGAGCGTGTTTCGCCGGCCACGCTCGCTCATTGTCGGGAGCAAAGAAAGCAGTTGCTTGTTCACAACCTGCTGCATCAGCATCGAACCGTACCCGACATTGCGGCAAGCCGTGATTTTCATGTTCTTTGACACCAGGGCGTCTTCGGGAATCCCGCACTCCTCAACCAGATACTCGCGCATTTCCAGGGTTTCCTTGCCGCCGGGATCGTCCTTGGTCAGGCTCGGATCGAACATGCGCCGTTTGATTTCGCACAAGAAATCGTCCTGATAATGGTAGTACCTGTCGTAGGAACCGATTGTGAGGGTCGATTGTTTCCTGATCAGATATTCTTCCTGGGTTGCCGTGGGTTGCGGCGGGGTGTCGCCCCGGCTTTGGTATTGCCCCGTGTTGATGTCCAAGATATCGTTGACTCCTTTTATCACCGAGAGCGGTCCCTGGAAATCTGGTCTGAAGGGGGTCTGCGGTATGCCCCAGTCGTTCGGAGTAGGCAGGAATGTGATCCCGCTTGAGCGCACGATCGGGCTACGCTGAATGTTCTGAAGTGCCTGCGCGTTCTGGGCCTGCAAATAGCCGCCGCTGGTTGTCATAGCGGCGTTGATCACCGTGCACCAGAACCGGTTGGACAGGTCGCACCCGTCGTAAATCTTCGGCCCCATGCCTTTGACCGAGTACCAGGTCGCATCCGGGCCGACATCGAAAAAGAAGGGACAAATTATTTCGTGAAATGATTCAAATCTTCCCACCTTTTTGAATGCGAAATCGTCTTCAACACCTCCCTTAGATGTTGACGGTTCCCAGTCAAACACGATGCAATGAGTAATTTTCCCAGTGAATTCTTTCCGTAAATAGTGATGGTAATAGACGCGTGCGGATTGGTTGTCCCACATGATATCGCCACGGCGTAGACTGGCTTCCCAGTTGGCCCACGCATCGTAGTAGGTGTCCTTGAGCGGTTTCGGTGCGGCGTTGATGATCGCTTTTTTGCAGAGTTCTTCATTCCATTCCTTGGTATCGGCTTTCTTTCCTTTTTCGACCAGTTGCCAGAGTTCGACCGGTTCAAAGAAATCCGGGATCGCCATTTCTTCCAGGTAATCGATGTCGCACCTGGCATCGTCGTTGACCCACACGGTGTCGTCACGCATGGCTTCAAAATGGAATCCTCTGCGTGACTTCCACATTATCGGGCCGCGTCCAAACACGACCATCTGATAATGCGAGAGTTGTTTGTTGATCTTGTAGCCCTTCCATTCCCAAAGCAGATCGCTGATCTTATTGGCTATGTGCTCGCCCCATTCGTAGAGTTTGTAATCCTCGGCGTCTTCGTAATAAAGTTTGATGTTGCAGGCGCGCGGCACTCCGAAATCGAGTTGGTAATATGGAGTTGTGGCAGCGGCGATTTTGCCTTCGGCTTCCCTGAAATTAATGTTGGCATCATCCCCGCGACCGGCCTGGATCATCCGGTCATGGTTGTAGGGCGGGATACCATCCAAGAGTCCCTGGATCTTGGTCCGGCGTTCCATCCGTTCAAGGTCGCCATCCCGCAGAATGTCGAGGCGCGCACGGACGCCTTGGACATTCTTGATCCGGCTTTCTGGCGGTTCCAGAGTTTCCCGATCAAGTGTCTCCAAAACGTCGAGTATAACTACCTCCTCATGCCGGGATGATCAGGCGATCGACCCCGCCGTTTTTGTCTTTCTGCTCTGGAAACTGGTACCGATGTGCATCGTTGTTTCGGAGCCGGACCTGTTTACTTACCTCGCGCAGCAGAGTCTTCAGATTCATCGAGGTGAGCACCTTGCCTTGCCCTTCTGGAACGTAGATGCAAACCGCAACCCATTTTTCGCTGTCAAAGCCGATATCAACCTGGAACAGTTTGTTCAGCTTTTTCCGGTTCAGGTCTGGAATAGTTGTCTCCATCTAAGCGTTGCCAGCAGAAGGAAGGATACTTTGCCTGAACAACCGGAGTAGCATGAGCCGATAAAATATCAAGCGGAAAATGAATCTGGGAACGGTTATAGCAACGACAAACTGCGCATGAGCCTAATAAACGATCAACTAAAGTTGAACGATCCTGAGCTACGATCCCGGCTAATCCGGTACATGCGCCGCATCCTCCGACGGAAACGTTTAGATAACATGAAGCGCAGATTTTTGCACGACGCTCGGCTTCAGCTTGTGAAACGTAGTTCCCGCGAAAAGAAGCCCAGAGAGCTTTAGTCAAGGTTACGACATCGGTCCAGAGCACGCGAGTTGATACCCAGCCGCCCCCTTCCTTTTCGTACTCGCACCAGTCAGGAGGAAGCGTCTGACAAAGCTGATCCTCGGCTACGTCACTTGTGATCGGGGGAAGGCTATTGCTTTTCCGATGCAGATTAATTCGCTCGATGAACGTGTAATAATCGAACGCATGAATCACCGTCTGGGTGTCCCTGTCCACGTACCTGAATCCGTCCGGAACAACGACGTCAGGGTTCCGAAGCCGTCTCATAATCGTACTCGCTCCGGGGAGCCATAGCGCGGGCGAACTTGACCCATTCACGGTTAAACTTGTTTTTTGTCGGAACAACATCGCTGGGGAGAAGTCCCCGGACCACGGCGAGTTCGACCATGACCGCGCCCATGTCGGCATAGTCCGGGCTCCTGTTCATCCTTAATTTCATTTTCGTTTTGGGTTCAACCTGGATCAACGGCCCACGCATCTCGTAGTTCCGTGAACAAAACTCGGTTGCCATCTCCACCGGCATCCCTCTGATCATGCCGCGCTCTGAACATCGCCTGACCTGATACCAGAGTTCGCTGACCCGGTTAAAATATTCCTCGTAACATTTGCGGGGGTTGATGTCACTCACCATTCGGTCGCTGGCTCTGCCCCCAAAAGAGACTTCCAGAAATTCGGTTGACCATTCGCGTTTCAGGATATCGGCGGTGCCGCCGCCTTCGCCGGTCACGTCCATCCCGAAATACATCGGCTCAACGCCTTCGGCCAGACATTCTTCCGTGACCTGCCGTTTCAATTGGAAATGGAGCGGTTCCTTGCCGGTAATGTCCAGTTTCAGGCAAATGGTCCGGTAAAAGCAGAGCACGGTCTTCGATACTCCCTCATCATCGATTTCGCCGACCTTGGCGAACCCGAGCACTTTCCGGTCGCCGCCGTCGTAGGCGGGGTCCAACGCGCCCATGACTGTATAGGAGCCAATCCAGGTCACAGGGTCGCGCACCTTGAACTTGACCACCATGGACTCGGTCAAGACCGTCTTTGTTATTCCTTCGGGCGGCCAGAACCCTCTGCGTTCCTGCCAGAACCGAGGACTATTTTCACCGTCCCGTCGAGCCGAATTATCGATGTCGATTTGGGAGAGTAACCCAGGATATCGCGTATCTCCGGCCAAGACGTTCGGGGAATAAATCCCATCAAGATGTAAAGCTCTTCCTCCACGGAGAGTCTCCCATCCTTCCGACTCGACGGTGATCGAGTTCCAGCCTTCTTTGGGTTCAGCTAATCTACCTCCCTGATCGAAATAAGAGCACGGATTTTGGAGCCCGCCAAGCTGAAACCGTTTGCACCCGGCTTCCAGGTTCACGCAGACATCGACAATCGCCTGTTGCGCCCCGGTCAGTTCGTCTATAATGACAAGGACATTCGGCGCATGACGACCCTTGATTTTGTCAATGGCTTTGTTCAAGTCCCCCTGTTCAACGGCGACTCCGTGGATCCCGCTTCCATCATCGCCCCGCACCGTTTGTATCTTCGGTGTCGGATGCTGGATGACTCCACCGTACCCAATCCGGGCTGCACGGTAGAAATGGAGTATGTCTTTCCAAATCCGTTCCCGGAGTCCACCGAGAGTTGTGGAGGAAATGATTACCTTTGAGTGCAAGGGATCGGCAAACCAAAAGGCGCAGGCATACACCGCCGCACATGTGGATTTCCAGGATGACGAGGGGCCGCAGATGGTCCACTCCCGATTCTCAATCATGGTCGAAAGCATCTGTTCCGACCACTCGTTCCAGATCAAAAACTGCCCTTCCCGGTTCCAAATGAAATCGATCGCCTTGCGCAAATGAACCGACGCCCCCTCAAACAACGGACTCGCCCACAAACTCCCACCGCCCCCGGGCCGAACATCAAACGCCATCCAAAGCTCAATGTCCGCGTCCGTCGTCCCATCCACCCATTCCCAACCGTACCGGTCAATCATCTATCCCTCCACGACTGGAACATAAACGATTCTGCCACC